CATCGAACGGGACGACAAATGAGCCGCACCATCCTTATCCCCGCCCAGCTTGACGGTTACAGCAACCGCAAGGATAAGACCGTAGCCCTTCGGTTCATCACCCAAGAGCAGACGAGCGAACAAATCGCCCACATCCATTCCATGCTTGACGGGTTCGGATACCTGTACTTCAAGGCAGAGAGCGAAATCACACAAGCCGAACGGACGGAGTTGGAAGGGTTGCAGACGGACCTATACGATAACCCTAAGACGCAAAGCCAGCGGCTACGGAACGTGTTGTATCGGCTGTGGGAGCAGAACAACGAAGGGCAGGCAGATTTCGCGGAGTTCTACAAGGCGAAGACCGATCGCGTCATTCAACACTTCAAAGACAAGTTGGACCCATGATAACCATTGAAGCGTACATCGAGAAGTACTACCAGCAGAAGAGTGATCGCGAGATTGCGCAATTGTTTTGCACTACGGCCTCACGTGTGGAGCGCCTACGGCAATCGCTACGCTTGCACCGTGACCCCGGATACCGTGACGCACATTTGACGCTCACCGATGCCGAGCGGATGGAGTGGTATAGTGGGACGTTCGACCCGCATGAGTGCGATTGGATGTTCAGTGGACTGACGAAGTAGTTTTGTTCTCAATCCTCACAGCAAACAGATGCGGCCAACCTATGAGAACTCCGAATCCCTCAAGGCAGAGGAGCAGACCATCCGCAAGGCAGCCGAGGTATGGAAGTCCACCTACGTCAAGCTGCCCGTGCAATACCGGGTTGACTGGGCGTTGCTTCGTGGAGGGGTGGTGGCGTGGTGCGAGTGCAAGCGGAGGTACAACAACAAAGACAAGTACCCCACCCTAATGCTGTCACTGAACAAAATAATCCACGGGATGGAACTTGCGCGGGCCACAGATAAGCCGTTCCTTGTGGTCGTGGAGTGGAACGACGTGGTGGGTTGGCACAAGGTCGAAAAGGTACACGGCATCCGAATGGGAGGGAGGGTAGACAGGGGAGATTGGCAGGACGTGGAGCCTGTCGTGGACATACCAACAAGTGAGTTCAAAAGAATCTAATGAGCGCACGTATAATGTAGTGATAGGCGGGCGTAGCTCAAGGGTAGAGCGCAGCCGGTGCAAAGGATCCCTAACGGGTACTTGGTGAGAACATCGGATGAAATGCGGGTTCGACCCCCGCCGCCCGTGCAAAGGTCTGAGGTAGCCCAAGGGTAGAGGCATAGGAGGTGGAGACCGATACGGGTCGTTTTAAGTACCACCTACCGAACAGCGCGGGTTCGACCCCCGCTCTCAGAGCATAACACGTCAAACATTGTAGCTTAAATGTTTGACACATAACGCACATTCATGATACCATACACCATCAACGGTAACCGTGACTGGCTACCGACCGAAGAGTTACAAGCCGTGGAGCGGTCAGGCCGTAGCCGGTGGCAGGACTACGCCTACGTGGCTAAGGAATGGATGCCTGAAGTGGGCAGCCCATCCTATCAACGCCGATGGGATGGGTGGCGTCCGACCTTTAATCCGGAGGCCATTGGAGCCTTCGCGCACGCTGTGAAGTGTATGACATTGAAGAGGCCCGTCACTATCAATGTGCCAAAGAGTAGGATCAAGACGGGCGTGAAATACCATTGGGAATCAAACGCCGTTTGCGGCCACGTAAGGAAGGGCATACCCGACCGCGTGGTAGATGGTAATGCGTTCAACGCCGTGCCGAAAGGTGAGCGGTGTATTTGTTGCGACTATTGGTTTACGAACGGATAGAAGTATTATACTTGCACCACGCTGGGCCAGCAGCTATGAAAACAACGAACCAAAACATCGCCCCTCACGGGCATCTGAAGCACTCTGGCCGGTGTGGATGGTGACTGTGGGGGGCGTACCTTTTACACATGGATTACGATAAGTTTGTCGCATCCAAGCGGCACAGGGCATCGGACCACGGGATAGAACCCAAGTGGATGCCGAGCGGCCTATTCGACTATCAGGAACACGTTGCACGATACGCAATCCGCAAAGGGCGCTGTGCTGTGTTCCTTGACACTGGACTAGGTAAGACGGTCATAGAGTTGACGGTGGCAAGGAACTACATCGAGCATACCAACAAGCCGGTGTTGATCCTGACCCCGTTGGCCGTGGCCTTTCAGTTCATCAAAGAGGCTGAAAAGTTCGGCATTGATGACATCAGCTATTCCAAGGATGGTAAGTTCAGCACCAAGATCGTGGTGTGCAATTACGAGCGATTGGACAAGTTCAATCCCAATGACTTCGGGTGCGTCATCTTGGACGAAAGCAGCATCCTTAAGAACTTCGACGGAGCGATTAAGGCACAGGTCACCAGCTTCCTGAAGCAAGTGCAATACAGGTACCTGTTCACGGCCACCCCAAGCCCAAACGACTTTATCGAGTTGGGCACCAGTTCGGAGGCGCTTGGTTACATGGGGTATACCGACATGCTGACCAAGTTCTTTACCAACAACGAGGATACCATCAGCCCGCAGAACATCGGGACGGAATGGATCCTGAAAGGCCACGCCAAAGAGGCGTTCTTTCAGTGGGTCAGTTCATGGAGCGTGTCTATGCGGAAGCCGTCCGACCTTGGCTTTGATGACAGCAGGCACGTCCTGCCTGTTATGGACCTTCGTCACCACAGCGTGAAAAACGAGGAGAACCTTGTGGTGGATGGCCAGATTCAGTTGTTCAATCAGATTGCACGGCGGTTGACCGAGGTCAGGGTTGAGCAATCACAGACCGTTGCCAAGCGATGCGAGGCCGCCGTGGAGTTGACCCTTGGCCACGATGTGTCAGTGTATTGGTGCAACCTCAACAAAGAGGGCGACCTACTAGCTGAACTGGACAAGGACGCACACCAGATATCCGGGTCCATGAACCTAGACAAAAAGGAAGAGTTGCTTTTGGGATTTGCCAACGGCGACATCAAGCGGCTCATCACCAAGCCCAAGATCACCGCCTTCGGACTGAACTGGCAGCACTGCGCCCACACCGTCTACTTCCCCACCTTCAGCTATGAACAGTTCTACCAATCAATCCGCCGCTTTTGGCGCTTTGGACAGACCCGCGAGGTAGTGGTGGACCTTGTGTATTCTGACGGACAAAAGCGCGTCATGGACAGCCTTATCGCCAAGGCAGCAAAGGCGGATGAACTGTTCAGCAAACTCAATGCCTCCATCAACTCGGAGTACCACGCTTCGACCAAGGAGTTCAACAAACCGATCCAACTTCCAGCCTTCCTCAACAAGTAAGACCATGGTAAAAGAACAGCACATCACCGACCAATACGCCCTCTACAACTCGGACTGCATGTACGTCATGCCACAGCTTGGCGATGCGTCCATTGACCTGAGCGTGTATAGCCCTCCCTTCGCAGGGCTGTACAATTACAGCAGTTCGGAGAACGACTTTAGCAACTGCGAGACGCGGGAACAGTTCATGGAACAATACGAGTTCCTTTGCTCTGAGATCGCACGCGTGACGAAGCCGGGGCGCATCACTGCGGTTCACGTGACCGATGTGATGAACAAGGATGGCAGCATGTGGGACTTTCCTAACGCTGTGATACAGATGCACGAACGCCACGGGTTCAAGTACCGCAACCGTGTGACCATCTGGAAAGAGCCGCTGAAGGTTCGGATGCGTACGATGGTGCGGAGCCTCATGCACAAGCTGATCGTGGAGGATAGCACGGAATGCTTCACGGCCATGCCGGACTACCTATTGATCTTCAAAAAGAAAGGGGATAACGAGGTTCCGGTGACCCATCCGGTCGGCCTGAGCTACTACGCAGGGGCTACGCCCATCCTACCTGCCATGTCTGACAAGTACGGAACCTTTGAGCAACTGAAGGCCAAGTACAGGGACCACGAAGACCCAAAGACCAACAAGCTGTCGCACATCATTTGGCAGCGGTACGCTTCGAGCGTGTGGGACGACATCCGCATCGACAACGTGTTACAGTACAAGGACAGCAAGGATGAAGATGACGAAAAGCACGTCCACCCGTTGCAGCTTGACGTTATCGACCGCATCGTGGAACTCTACAGCAATCCGGGTGAAACGGTGTTGACGCCGTTTATGGGCGTTGGGTCTGAGGTGTATGGTCCTGTGAGCATGGGGCGCAAGGCTATTGGCATTGAGCTAAAGGATAGCTACTTCAAGCAGGCTATCCGGAACATGGCTACGGTGAACAGCCGTTTTGATGGGGACCGTGAGGCTCAGTTGTTTGATGAGTTGAACACGAAAGAATTGACGTAGACTGAACTTTGACGTATATTTGACAGCCGCCGAAAGGTAGCCTCTATTGTCGGATAGAGATGGACAAGCAACTTCATACCGCCCCAATGGGAAAGCATCCGCCGACACGGAAGCGAGTACCTGCGGGGCGTTTTGCGTAGCAAGATGATGAAGATTGAATGGTTCTCTTTTAAGGATGCGTTCCCATCACACGGGGCGAACGTCCTAATCTGCAAGCGTTCTGCAGACAAAAAAACAAGCGTGGTTCTGATCCGATGGACAGGATGGTGGCAACATGAAGACCTTTCAGTGCCGTATCAGTGGGCCTATGTTCCGCAGTGGTCTGAGCCAGTAGAGAAGTTCTGATGAACCGCGAAGGATACATCCGCATTCATCGGAGCCTATTGGATTGGGAGTGGTACGGTGACGAATCGGTCACTGTGCTATTCCTCCACCTATTGCTCACCGTCAACTGGAAGCAGGGCAATTTCAGGGGCAATATCGTACCACCCGGAACCGTGGTAACATCGCTGGACAAGTTGGCTGATACCTTCGGCTGGTCAAGGGGAAAACTAAGACGGACGCTAGCGAAGCTGAAACAGACCGGAGAAGCGACCACGAAAACGGCCAACCACTGGACCGCTGTAACCCTTGTAAATTGGGCGAAGTATCAGAACAACGACCAACCAACCGGCCAACCAACCGACCAACAAACGACCAACAACCGACCAACCATCGGCCAACAACCGGCAACAATAGAAGAAGGAAAGAATTTAAGAAGTAAAGAAGTAACCACTAACGTGGTTACAACGCGCCTCGATTTTGATCAATTCAGGGCCAAGTGCCTGAGCATACACATGGAGCACAAAATCCTGTCCGATGCTGAAGCAAAGGCATTCTTTGACTACTGGACCGAGGGGCATCCTGAAACGAAGCCGCGCTACGCAAGCGCAGACCGCTTCGACATTGCCAAGCGGATGGGTACGTGGAAGCGAAACAACTTCACGGCCAAGCCAGCACCGCTTACACCATCCCCAACCGCAAAGCCATGGATACAATGACCGAACCGGCAATGATGCCACCCAGCGCGGTGGAACTTGAACAGGCCGTGTTAGGTGCCTGTATGCTCGAAGCCCATGCCGTAGCTGACGTGGCCGACATCCTTACGCCCGAAGCGTTCTACGATACCCGGCACGGGGTAATCTGGGGCATCCTTGCCACGATGTACGCACGCCGTGACCCTATCGATATCCTGACCGTTACGATGCGTCTACGGGCCGCTGGCAGGCTTGACGAGGTGGGCGGGGCGTTCTACATCTCGACTCTGACCAACAATGTAGCCAGCAGCGCCAACGTGGTCTACCATGCCCGTCTAATCGTTCAGTGCTTTATCGGTCGCCAAATCATTGCCATCGGTGACCGGCTGATGAAGCGCGGCTACGAACCCACGGCGGACGTGTTCGACACATTGGCCGAGGCTGGTAGTGAGATTCGCATCCTGAACGAACACGGAAGCGGGGAGGAACGGAACATGGCTCAGATCATGGGTCAGGTGGTGGACGCGAACGACCCCGACCGTGGGATACGGTTCGGCTTCGATGCCATTGACCAAAAGCTACGGGCGGAACCCGGAACGGTCACAATCATCGGGGCGCGTCCTGCGATGGGTAAAACCTCGTTCATGCTGTCATCCGCATGGAGGCAGGCCAAGTTAGGCCACCGTCCCTACGTGCTGGAGATGGAGATGCGGGACACGAACCTTGCCAATCGCCTTGCCTGCGGGGAGGCCGGGATACCGTTGTGGAAGGCCAAGCGCCGGATGCTGGATCAGCAGGACATGGACACGCGTGGGCGGTGGTACGTGGAGAACGCCGAAGCATTGGCACGGATGGTAATCAACGAGAGCGCATCGCTGAAGGTCAGTAGCCTTGCCGCCCGTCTGGACAGGGCGCGAAGGAAGCAGGCCATTGACGTGGTGTGGATTGACTACATTGGACTACTTCAGCCAAGCACGCGGCAAAAGGCGGGGTACGATCGCATGACGGCTATCAGCAACGAACTACGGGTGTTGTCCAAAGAAATTGACTTGCCGTTCGTCGTGCTGGCACAGTTGAACAGGCCGGTCAAGGGTACTGCCGTTAAACCTCCGATGCTGACGGACCTACGGGACAGCGGCGAGATAGAACAGGACGCTGAGGCGGTCACGTTCCTGCACAGGGCGCGGTACTACGATGCCGCCGCCGATGACGGGGTGGATTTCATCATTGCCAAGAACCGGGACGGGGAGGATGGGATAGCGCAGTTAATGTTCGACGGTCCCGGTGTTCGGATGTTGGACAAGGTGGAGCCGTTGTTGGGGCAGGTGCCTACATTTAACCCGCGCCAAGGCTTCGATGCCGGACGCGTACAACCTGAGAAAGATGATCTCATGCCCTTCTGAGCCGTTGGTTAAGGTGCTTGCCAAGGCGATAGCGGCCCGTAGGCGCGTCATTGAACTTGGCAAGGGCCGGAATGACTGGCAGCTACTTTGGGCGTCTGTTATGGTCGGTGAACAGTTCCTTGTGCATTATCCCGGCGCATCGGACCAGACGGTACGGGAGTGGGCACGGCGGAACGAGGTCCATGTGGACAGGATATTCACGTCAAAGACACGCAGCAAGCAATGGCAACTTTTGAACCCATGAGCGCACCATACAGCAAGGGGCTACGGATAGGGCGATTCATGCGCACCGAAGCCCCGGACGACATGCCCGCCAACCCGTACCCATACGGCACGATAGACGCGATGGAATGGGACCGGGGATATAACCATGGACGCTATGACCGTACACAAGATGAGGCCTGAAGATCAGCTACAAAAGACCGTTGCTCTGATACTTGATGCAAGCGGGTTGGTATGGTCGGCAACGGCCAACGGCGCATTCCTTCAGGGCAATGCACAGCAACGGGCTATCCGTGGCATGAGGATGAAGCAGCACGGCGTTAAGAACGGCTTGCCGGATTGCTTAATCTTCCAGCCGTTTCCAGACCCCGGATCCGACGAAAGCGACCGTGACCTGAACGAAGTACGTGGCTACTGGATTAACGGCCTTGCCATAGAACTGAAGGTGGGAAAGAACAAGCCCAGCGCATCGCAGGAGGAATGGGCGGGTAGGCTGCGCGGTTGCGGGTGGAGGGTGGAGACATTGCGTAGCGTTGACGAGGTGTTGACGGTGCTGCGGAAGTGCTACGCGGAACGGTTCCCTATTTAGAATCGTTCTAAACTGTGAAAATATTTGCCCCCGGTGTTGCACCGGTGGAAAGTTTGCCTACATTTGTCCCATCAACGAACAACAACACGCTATGAACGCCGCAAACATCATCCAGCCAGAGTTTAAAACTTTCAACGTGAAGTATGAGACCGCACCATGCAAGCGTTGCGGAGGAAGCGGGAACTATTCATACAACATGATGAGCGGGACCGTATGCTTCGGGTGCTCAGGACGCAAGGTTTTTACTACAAAGGCTGGAGAAAGGGCCAAGGCATTAGTTCGTGCGGCTTGGGGTAGCAATGGAAAGCACGCGGCACAGGCAGCCGCACTGATGCTTTTTGGATGCGGTGTAGCATCAATAGTTTCCAAGTAGAACCACACAGGCCGGACCCGCTCCCCCATAGTTATTGAGTTGCAAGAGAGCGGGCCGGACCTAACCACACGAACAACTCCGGGGCTGCGATAACCTCAACGCCCTTGGACCGCCACCAACCCCATGACACACCTTATCCAACCCCGTGAACTCTACGGGCCACCTGAACGGCAGGCCGAACTGCTCTACGCGTGGTCCGTTAACGATGCCCTATTTGATGAGGTGACGCCCATCACAGGCCGTCCCGATTTCACCGAACTATTCGCCCTATGCAAGCCGGACGCCATCAACGTCATCGCTAACGGTGACATTTGCTTTGATGAGACGCTACCCACAGACATGCCGCGCCGTACCGTCTACGCCCTATCCCGATATGACCTGACCGATAACGTGTTGGTCCCGTGGCATCTGAAGGACAGTCAAGATGCGTGGATGGTCAAGGGCGGTCCTCACCATATCGACGCACCTGTGAAGATGGGCGTGCCGGGCGTGGACAACGTGTTGGCGCATATCCTTGACGCGCACTATTTTGATGTAATCAACCCCTGTCTCTCCATCCGCGCTATTCACGTCCACCAAAGCGGGTTCCGGACGTATGGCGGAGGGCGGGGACAGCCGAAGCCATACAGTTACGGTCCACCGTATAAAATGGTCTTACCTTGCGCGCTATGAACATCCTGCACATCGGCATCAACAGCATCCCGAACCTCGCCATCGAGCGTGCCTTTCGAGAGCGCGGCCATAACGTTTTTAGCATCGACTGGAAGGACCGCAAGCAGACGGATGCGGCACTGAAGACCTTGGAGGTCGACATGCTGTTCATGCAGTTACAAGCCCCCGACGTTGTGGATGGTAATTTGGTGCGTGCAATGCGCGACCGTGGAACCTTCGTGGTAAACTGGACCGGGGATGTCCGCCACCCGCTACCACAGCACTACATAGACATGGCCGCTAACGTCACCGTCACAGCGTTCACGAACATGCCGGACGTGCTGGAGATGCAGGCATTGGGCTTTGATGCGCGGTTCCTGCAAGTGGGATACGATGAACTTATCTATCGACCCGGCGGACCCGTCAAGGTAGGCCCGCCCATCGTGTTCATGGGCAACAACTACGGCGAGCGGTTTCCCTTGTCCGTGAAGCGTGCCGAGATGGTGCAGGCCATGCGTAGTGAGTTCGGCCCTGACTTCGTAGTGTATGGCGGAGGATGGGGGTGGTCGAGGCGTGTGCATCCCGACGAAGAGGCGGCGATTTACAGGGGTGCTACCGTAGCTATCAACTTCGACCACTACGATAGGCCGGGTTTCTTTTCCGACCGGTTCCTCCGCAGCAATGGGTGCGGGTGCCCAACCATTGAGGCCACACGGATGGAGCACTCCGCTATCTTCGACATCGTGAACGGATACATGAACCACCCAGCGACAACAGCACGCCGTGAGTTTATTGCATTGGACACCTACCAATGCGAACGCTGGCATAACCGCATCCAAACCTTAGAACAATGGACTACCACAGTTTTGCAGGGTTAGAGCAGGATCTGCGCGAATCGGGAATGTCTGAGGAAATGATAGGGGCAGAATTGTCCCCACAACGTGAGCAGGACCATGCACAATATGCCAAGCTTGAGCACGAATCAAAGTTGATCGACAAATTCTTCATTGATCACACAAAGTGGAGAAACAGGCCGTGGTGGCAATTCTTCAAGCCGGAACCCAAGATTCCGGTCACCTCATGGACACAAAGACCCCGATAACATGCACTGCCAGACCAACGAATACGAAGTAATCGCCAAGTACCTTGCGCTGATCGGACGCCTTGACAAGCCCACGTTCGTAGATATCGGTGCCGGAGACGGATACCGCCTGTCCAACGTTCGCGACCTTATCGAGCGCCATGGTGCCACTGGCCTTATGATTGACGGGAACAACCACGGGAACGCCGAGGTTGTGCAGGCATGGATTACACGGGAAAACATCGTGGAACTGTGCAATGGCCACCCAGACCCAGACTTCCTATCAATCGACATTGACGGGAACGATTATTGGATTCTGCAGGAATACCTTAAAGTATACAAACCGGCTCTCATCATGGCCGAGATCAACCCGCGTTTTGAGCTTGCCACGGACAAGTACGTGGTGCCCTATCACGCGGAGCGGACATGGAAGGACGACGATCACTTTGGGATGTCGTTCGGCGCGTTCGACGATTTGGCATATTGGAACTTCTACACGGTAGTCCACATGGAGGGCATCAATGCCGTGGCGATGCGGAACGACCTCGTGACGGAAGAGACGCCCATCCACATCGACTATAAACAACAATACGGCCATAAACCAAACACCACCGACCGATGGATACCAGTTTAGTCCCCTACCCGATGGCGTCCGGCGTCAAGCGCATGATGCCTTTTCAAGAGTACCCGTTCAACGGTGACGGCTATGCCGTTGCCGAGGTGTTGCGCCTGAAGGCCAAGCACGGACTAACCCACGCCTTTGAGACCGGCACCTGCTACGGGTCCACCACCCTGTTCTTTGCTGAGCACTTTGAACAGGTTATCACATGTGAGATACACCGACCAACATTTGAGATAGCAGCAGAGAGGCTTAAAGACAGCCCAATGGTGTTGAACTTCCTTGAGAACAGCCCTGACGGGATACGTCATTATGGAGGGCGTTATCTTGGGCTTTACTTCTTAGATGCCCACTGGGGCGACGTGTGCCCATTGTTCGCAGAACTTGAGGCCATTGCCGAGATGAATAACCGCCCGGTCCTTATGATTCACGATTGGAAGGTACCCGGACGCCCGGACCTCGGCTATGACCACTTCCCTGACGGACGCCCGTTTGAACTTTCCGCCATTAGCGACCACTTAGACGCCATCTATGGGGCAGGCGGATGGGACCACCACTATAACGACAAAGCCGAAGGGGCGAAGCGCGGCATTTTATACGTGGAGCCTAAAGTGTGACGTGACCACCTCGGCAGGCACCGCAGACGCACGCCCCGCCACCTGACCATAGCCCCAAAGGTTCTCCCCCGTTTTGACATCCGTCAGACATACACCCGCACAGTCCACCGCGACAGGGACAAAGCCCGCCGCTAATATCGTGCAGTGGCTATCTTGGTCGAGGCCACGGTTCCGCGTTGGCGTCCATAGCCGTGGCACCATATCCAACACCTTGCCCGACAGCACACGCCCCGCACCATACAGCAGGCCGTTACCGCCGTCCCATCGCATCACACACGATTTCCCCGTGGCATGCTCAAGGAACCCACACGATGCAGGGAACACATAGTCGGCACCCGATGCCAGAGCAGCCGACACATAGGCCGGGTTCACGAAATCATCGGACGGCAGCACCATCACAGGACCGCCGTACTTCCGTGCAAGGTCCATCGCAGCCTCGTGCTTCAAGCCCAAAGGCTTGTTCTCTACCACCACATGCTCCACGCCGTACCGCTCGCAAAGCGCAATGTTCTCAGCATCCCCGTTGCTACATGCCGCCACCACCCTGCCCAGCGGCGTGGTATGCTCAAGGAATTTCGCTGATAGCCAAGCCCTTCCGTGAAAGCACGTCGAAAATGTCATATCTTTACCCATCATGCGCGAAGCTACGGAACAAGAAGTAGCAAGGGCCACGGCCATAGTCAAAGAGACTTCCTACCTGCCGAACCAAATAGAATGGAACGGTAATAAGGGAGAGGCCTTTGCATTGGCTAACGCCGTAGCCAACTACCGACCCACCTCCAAAGGGTGCTTCGCCTGTAACGTCAAGTGCCTGAACATCCTTCGTGAGATAGCCGGTATCCCACCCATCGGAGGGGAGTCCAGCGAATCGCTTAGAACCCGCCGCCTGAACATCTGCAAAGGCGATGAAGCGAACGACCCCTGTGAACACCTATCTTGGCCCGGCCTAAACTGTGGCAAGTGCGGATGCTTCGTAGATATCAAAGCATCCTTCAAGCGGTTCCGGTGCCCAATCAACAAGTGGCCCATAGCATGATACGAGCACGCCTGACCCTGACAGACGGAACAACACCCGGCGCACTGCGCTACGGCGCGGCCAATATCCTTGCCTGCATCGCACGCGGATGCCGCATCGTTCCCGACCCCGTGAACGCCATCCCCGAAGAGTGGGCACAGCACATGGCAGGGGAACAAGATGAACAGACGCCCGTAGAGGCCCCTCAACCTCGTTCTAAGAAGCGCGGACGCCCTAAGAAGGTATCACTAAGGTAGTAGAAGTAGCGATGCCAAGAGGATCACAACCGGGTGAGCGTAGGGGCGGACGGCAAGCAGGCACTCCTAACAAGGACAAGGCCAAGCTGCTGGACATGCTTGCCAATGAGTTTCCCGATTGGGATCCCGTCATTGCGATGGCAAAAATCGCCACCACCACCAGCGACATAGAGCTAAGGCTTCAAGCATGCAAGGAGGTTGCACAATACGTTCACCCCAAGCTGAAGTCAATCGAGCACAAGGGAGAAATCCAGAAGCGCATCGTCATTGTCGACTTCGATGGAGATAGCCCAGATACTATCAGCTAAACAGCGCCTTGCGTGGTACTACCTGAACAGTAAGGACCACACCGAAGTCCTATACGGTGGGGCTGCGGGTGGTGGGAAGTCATGGCTTGGGGCTTTATGGCTGTTCAGGAACGCACAGAAGTACCCCGGAACCCGTTGGCTGATGGGTAGGGCCGTGGGTAAGACGCTCAAGGAAACTACCCTGCAATCGTTCTTTGACGTGTGCAGCTTCATTGGCGCAGAGGCAGGGTTGGACTACGTGTATAACGGTCAAGCCGGGACCATCACCATAGGCCGTTCCACCATCCTGCTCAAAGACCTATTCGCATACCCTGCCGACCCCAACTTTGACGAACTGGGATCACTTGAACTTACCGGCGCGTTCATCGACGAAGCGAATCAGGTGACGGCCAAGGCAAAAGCCATTGTGGGGAGCCGCATCCGTTACAAGCTGGATGAGTTCGGCCTTGTCCCAAAGATGCTCATGACGTGCAACCCTGCACGGAATTGGGTATACGGCGAGTTTTACCAACCCGCCAAGGCAGGGACATTGGAGCCTTACCGTGCGTTCGTCGGTGCCCTTGTCACGGACAACCCGAACATTAGCCCATACTACATTGAGCAACTGCAAAAGCTCAAGGGGCCAGACCGTGCCCGCCTACTTCTTGGCGATTGGGACTACGATAACGACCCCGCCCGCCTAATCGAGCCGGACGCCATCCATGACCTCTACACGAACGAACACGTTCCCGCACAAGGGAAGTACATTACGGCGGACATAGCCCGCTACGGTCACGACCTGACGGTCATTTGCCTATGGGAAGGGCTACGCATCCTGCACGTGACCGTCATGGAGAAAAGTAGCGTGCCCGAAGCGGCAGCGGCTATCACGTCCATGAGCAAGATGGAAGGGGTAGGGCGTTCCAACATCGCCATAGATGATGACGGCATCGGGGGCGGGGTGGTGGACCTTCTGCCGGGGTGCTATGCGTTCAAGGGCGGTGCTAAGCCTATCCCGGTCAAAGGTCAGGAGGTCAACTTTGTCAACCTCAAGGCACAATGTTACTACCTGTTGTCTGAGCACATCAACGAAAGGGAGTTGCATTGGATGCCAGACGGATATCGTGACAAGCTATCTGAGGAACTGGCATGGGTGAAGCGGGACAAGATGGACAGTGATATGAAGCTGCGTATCTTGCCCAAGGAAAGGGTCAAAGAAGGCATTGGGCGTTCCCCTGACTTCGCCGATGCGCTCATGATGCGGATGGTGTTCGAGCTTCGACCGGAGACGGTGGGCAGTAGCTACCTTCGCGCCAAGGGTAAGAGGTACCACAAGGAAGACGCCAGAGCGGCCATACAGCAGCACTTCAGTAGACACAAACGACCATGACAGCCATCACTATCACCGACAAGGGCACGGGCAAGAAGCGTACCTACGCCGTCCGAGGAATCGAAGCCCTGACGCTGCGCGAATGGATGCACATCGTCCACCCGCCCGAAGTACCACCGGGGTCCGAGCTTGACGCCACCATAGACCTCATCCACCGATGGGTCAAGATTCCAAAGCCCGACCTATTGCGCGTCCCCGTGGGGGAGATGGAGCGCCTTGTTACGGCCTTGGGTAGCCTTATCGGTAAGGCCGCAGCGTATCGGGTGGAGACATGGAAGCCGCCTACCACCTACGAATGGCAGGGGGTTACCTACACCATCCCCCAGAACATCGAAGCGGAGACAACCTTCGGCCAGTGGGCGGACCTCAACGCCGCCCTCGACAAGATTGAGAACGGTGCCGACATGCTGCCCGTGGTCATGGCTCACCTTCTGGTGGAGGAGGGCAAGGATTACGATGGAAGCCTTACGGATAGCAAGGTGGAAGCGTTCAAAGAGTGTCCTATTGAAGTTCCCATCGGGTTGCACTCTTTTTTTTTAGGCAGCGGGAACAGGTATCGAGACGTCATGAGCCTCTTTATGAACCGAAGAGTGAGCTTCGCGCTGCAATTGCTTCAGCAGGGGCTGACAGACTTGAGCGCCGTTACGGATGGTTCAGCACCTTCGTCCAATTAGCGGAAGCCAAGCCCATTCTTGTTGCCCTCTTTGGGGAGAAAGGCGAGGTGAGCAGGTATAGCACGGCGGAATGCTTGACGGTGCTCGGCTTCATGCGCAACCGGGATATGCTGGAGGGCCGCATACAGGAACGGTATCAAAAGATATTGGAGAACGCAGCGCCAAGGGGTAAGCGATAGTATACTTGCAGCGCGTAAGTATTGAGGAGACTTCGTAGGTCTTTTGTACATGAATGGCACAGCCCACTTAACGGTGGGCTTTGTCATTGTTAGCCTAACCTTTAGGCTAAGGGCGGGTATTTACGTGGCTACCTTTGCCCGATATGGTGACGGTAGATATCATCCGGGAACTATTCAAGGCTGTGGTGGAAAGTCACCGCGTAGGCGTTTCGTGGTCTTCCGTATGGAACGAAGCCCTTGACGCCGATCAGGACCAAGCCTACCCCGCTTGCATCTGGTCACCACCGGCATCCGGCGTGGTCATCACACCACCCGACCGGGGTTCCTCTTACAGCTACGATACCTTTACCGTGGACTGTCTCTTTGTGGACACCACCGATAGCGACAGGGATACGGCACAGCGCGATGATGCCTACGAGCGCATGGAGGCCATCGCTCGGCAGTGCTTCTACCGCTTCAGGCAGTTGTACGTGCTCGACAGCATCACCTATCAAGGGATCACCATTGACCTCGGCATTGAGACTTCCCCTACGTTCGTGGCGGTATGGGATGCTGCGGGGTCCATGCGGACGGGTGCGCGGCTGAACTTTACGATAAAGAACAACATCCCAGCCCCTTGCCCAGATGGCTACTTTAGCTAACCCGGACTTGTCACCCGCCAAGCCAGCCTTTGAGGCGGCTATGGTAGACCTTGAGGATAGGATTAGGGCGAACGCTGCCGAGCGCGACAAGAACGCCACGGGTGCCACGGTAGGGTCCATGACGCACACCGTCACGGCGTATCCCGGGGCACTCTTCGCACGCCTTGAGGCGAATGAAAACTGGAAGTGGATGGGCAACGGCCGAGGGCCGGGGCGGATGCCGCCTGTGCAGAATATCCAACGGTGGGTGGAGGCACGGGGGTTGACCATTTCGGCGTGGGCTGTGGCAAAGCGCATTGCCAAGGAGGGCAGCAAGGATTACAGGATGAAGAACGCTAACATCTTCGAGCAATCTATTGTGGAGTGGCAGGGCGGAAAGAGCCTTGACGATGCGATGGGTGCGGTGGGGGATGTGATAGGGACTATCTTCGTAAACGAACTAACGACAGGACTACGATAATGCCAACAATGACCATCACTATCACGGCCTCCGGCAACGGTGTGACGTGGAGCCGCAGCGCCTCCATCGTGGTGGACACGGCACTAATACAGACGGGAGACTCCGGCAGCATCTTCGCCACCGAGGGCGGTAGTGTCGGGAGCATCAGCTATAGCGGCGCTGCCGTTGTGCTGTTCGCCAACAAGGCACGTGGAAGCCTCGTGAAGCTGCTGCTGAACGAGGGCACCGTGGCCTTGGGGCCGATCATGCCAACGCACCTGCCGTTCGTCATGTATAGCGGCGTCGGTACTGGCTTCACCGGCGCGGCGAAGTTCAGCACCACGGCAACGGACACGCCGGACAACGACCTTGCCGCTGCCTCTTACAGCCTACTAACAGGCCCGCTCAACAACGCATCGTTGGTGGGTCTCAAACTGATCAGCTGATGAACCTCAATATCCAATACAGCGCATCCGTCACCATCGATGGTGAGGCACGCACGGTCAGCGGCGGAGAGACTATCGAGGTCGGCAACATGATCACCGGGTCGCAGACCATTGGCAACACCTACGAGGTGATGGCGGGTAGCTCCATCCCTCGCACCGCGTTGCTGCTCTACAATGCGGGGACGGTGGATGTGGCGGTGCGCATCACCATGATGCCTGCCGACACCTATGACTACGCCATCTTCAACCTGATCGCTGGCGGCGTCATGGTGGTCCCCCGGCTGTTCATCAGCGACTTCAATGTCGTCAGCGAGGTCACCGGCATCCATGCACGCACCTCCAGTAGCACGGCCATCGTCGAATACTGCTGGATCAACTGATGGGCCTCTTCCCGATAGTCTACCCCTTTGACTACCATAGCGCCTACCGGCCTATTGTGTACCGCGTGCAAAGCCCCGACTACCTGCCGCCATCGGTGTTCAGCGCCAGTGCGCTTGGGGTAGCCGTCCGCCTTGCCACGTCCACGGAGGTAGACCTGTACGGCATCTCCTCCACCGACGTGGTGGTGGAGCATACGGCAGCGACCTTCTACAACAACGAGCTGGTGGCCTTGCCGTTGAGCGCGGCACCGTCGGACCTCTCCGGCACGTCGCGATACCCCGGCACCTACCGCGTCACCCGCGTGCTGTCGGACACCCTGATGGTGGTGGCTGCGACCTATGTGGGCATCGACACCGTGGGTGGTAGCGTCTGCAAGGTGAAGGGCAACTACACGGTGTTCGCCGTGGTGTCGGGTCCCGACATCCCACAGCCGGTGGAGTTCTCCCTCAAGCCCGTGCTGTCGGATGTCTTCGGCAGCGTCGCCTACATCTTCGAGCTGGACTGCCGCGACGTCATCGCACGCCACTTCAAGGACATCAAGAACCTCGTCACGGCCAACACCACCGCCATCACCAACGCGGAGGGGTACATCTCGATGAAGTACAGCGTCCGCATGTATGCGGGCTATGACGTGGTCAGCCCCCTCGGCGTGGTGACCTTCACACGGTTCGAGGGCGTCGATGACCCCGGCTTTGAGATCTTCAACCAAGTGGCCGTGAACGCCATCCACCCCTACCACCATACCGAGAGGGACGGCACGGTGGACCTCGACTGGGCGGATAGCTTCAGCACGGACCATGTGATGAACGTCGGCGGCATCGGTGGTCCTGTCACCAGCAAGCGGTTCCTCTCCTACATGGACCGTGACCTGACCACGATACGGTCGGGTGATGCCTTCTTCCTTGCGTTCCTGTGGCAGGGCACGGCCCTGTCGCGTGGCAAGATGCGCATCCGGTACGCCGATGCCACGGGCACCATCCTGAGCACGGCGGACATCGGCAACCCCGGCAATGCCAACCTCGGAGCCACGTCATACATCGCCAACGTGGGGCTGGCAGCACATACGGCACCTGCCGGGGCTGTGAAGTTCCAAGTGTACCTCATCAACGGCAGCACGTCGGCACGGATGTCCGAGATATGGACGTTCAATATCGAGGCGTGCAAGGGGATCAACAAGCGGTGGTACTACCTCAACAAGCTGGGCGGCGTGGATGCGTTCACCTTCCAAGGCGATGAGACGCGCCAGATGTCGGTGCGCCGCGACATCCTGAGCAAGCCTAACATGGCTATCCCCGATGTGCTGGCCTTCACGGGGCAGACCTTCACGAACGACTACCAGACCCGCGTCTGGCGGACGACGCCGCAGCGCAAGTACACGATATCGAGCGGCTTCCTGCTGCCCAAGGAGCTGAGGGTGGTGGCTGAGGAGATGTTCGAGAGCGCCAATATCTTCACCGAGATCCGCGACGGCTGGTGGACGAACATCATCCCGATAACCACTGAGACAGCAGGAGACCGAGATAGCGGGCGTGCCGAGCGTTTCGTTATCCAGTACCAGCTCGGGGTGGATAACGCAACGCAGCGGACATGAGGCTATACATCGGAGGCACCGAGGTGCTGCTGTCACCTGACGAGCTGCCGGAGTTCACCTACTCCCTCATCGAGATCATCGACCCAAGCAAGACGCGGGGTAGCACGTCCACCACGTTCGACATCCCCAACACCAACGCCACGCGCATCGCCCTTGGCGGTCCAGCGATGAGCGAGACGGTGGCGGGTGAGCAGTCCATCCGCATCGGTGACGGCGGGCAGGTGCTGTTCGAGGGTGTCTGCACGCCCGTCGAATGGTCGGAGGACCGCGTGAGCATCGCCGCCTTCGGGGATAATGCAGACTGGATCGGCAAGGCCAAGAACACCAAGTGCGTGGATGTAGACCTTGGCGTGAGCGAGTTTGTCGCCAACGCCATGCAGGAGGCTTCATGGATTGACGATAACAGGGCCGACGTCTACCCGCTCATCGACTACGGTGCGCTGCGTGACCACACGTCCACCACCAACGTCATCGAGGAAGACCTATACCCCGCCGTCCGCGTGTGGCGGCTGCTGTCGTCGTTCTTCACGAATCTGGGCTTCTCCATCGTGCCATCGGGAGCGTTCGCTGGCATATGGAAAAAGCTGATTATCCCGTACAACGGAGGCGCGATCGTCGCCGGTGGCGGCATCGCTGCGGAGTACTCCCCATCCGTGTCCCTCGCCACCGACCGCGTGGTGGTCAACTCCATGCCGTTCGATACGCTGGTCTCCGATACCTATTCAATGATGGGCGCCACGGGTGGCATCTACGACCGGTTCACGCCATCGGTGGCCGCCACATGGAGCATCATGCTCGACGCCACGTTCACCGTTGTGCGCGGCCCTTCCTTCCCATCGGCATCCACGCGGATGGTGTTCGCGCTTCAGCAGCTCACCGGCGTGTCCTTCTGGACGACCATCGAGACGCGCGTCTTCCCGCTGGTCGGCAACCAGTTCGCCTTCAGCGGTGAGCTGTTCAACATCCTCTTGGAGGACACTGAGACCTACCGCATCCTCGTGAACACGTTCGCCGACTTCGGGGCCGACGACACCGTCACGATGGTCGAGGGCAGCACCATGCGCATCAACCTCGTGCAGTACGAGGGGTGGCAGGCGGGCATCAAGTTCGACATCGGCAGGAGCATGGACGGCGCCCTCAAGGTCGGCGACGTCATCAGCAGCCTGAGCAATATCTTGAGGCTCGCCATCCGCACCGACCAGACCACCAACACGGTGACCGTCGGATACCTTGACGACTACCTCGAGGACATCAGCAACGGCATCGACTGGCAGGACAGGGTGGACCACAGCTCGCCACCCTCCAAGGTGCAGCCGGAGGTGCCCGCCAACTACCGGTTCAAGTACAGCGAGGACGACAAGGACCAGAAGCTCATCGACTACAAGGACGCACGCGGCGTGTCCCTTGGCGAGGGGTCCTATGCTACGGGTGGCCGTGATGACGATTCGGAGATCACGGTAAAGTTCGCACCCACGCAGGAGGGGCCACGGTTCGGTGGTCTGACCATTCCGGTCCTCGAGGACGAGCGCGAGCCGCTGGTCAACTATGTGGAGCACAAGGTGCGGCTGCTGGTGTTCGATGGCTTGCGCACTGGGGCATGGCGGTTCGATGGCGTGGCACGGACGCAGTTTCCCCGCGCCTACTTCCTCGGCCAAGGGGCCGGAGACACCTGCCTGTCCTTCGGCTCCGACTGGAGGCAGGGCACCATCGACACCTTTTGGCGTAGCTTCATCATCCGGTCCACGCGGCCATACTTCAAGGGCTTGGTGAGGCTGTACGATGACGAGTTTATGAACTTCAAGTTCGGCCAGCCGAGGCTGGTACGCGATGCCTACGGACCCTTCTGGGTGTATGTCCAGAAGATTAGCGGCAAGACGTTCGGCGATGATAGTCCTGTTGAATGCGAATTGATACCCGTGTAAGATGGCAAAGAAAGACGTTGTTCTAAACATCAACCTTGAGGCGACCGATGCTATCGCGCAGCTCAAGGCGCTTGCCGTCAACACCAAGGATCTGAAGGACCGCAAGACGGAACTGACCAAGGAAATCAAGGCCGAAGAGAAGGCGCTTGCGGCCCTTACAAAAGCAGGGAAGGACACCACGGTACAGGCTGAAAAGTTGGCAAAGGTCAACAAGCTGAACACGGAAGAGATAGCCCTGTTGGATACAGCCATGAAGGGCAACAGGAGCCGCGCTCTTGAACTGTCCAACGATATAGCAGGGCTGACCGCCGAGGGCATCCGGTTCAGGGACAAGATGTCTCAAGCGTTTGCCGAGGCCATCGGACCTACGTTTGCGCGGCTAACCTCATCCATCAACGAGGCTAACGCCGAGATGGGCAAGGCGCTGAAGACCTTCGGCGCAGGCAGCGCAGAGTTCAAGAAAGCGGCAGATGGTGTGCAGCGGCTGGAGACCAACCTTGCGGAGTTGAAGCAGGCGCAGGACACGGCCACCACGGCGCTCAAGAAGTTCGGTGAGAACAGTAAAGAGTTCTCCGAGGCAAATGAGCGGCTAAACGCGTTGGAAGCCACCGCCAAGGGCCTTGCCGATGAGATTGGCGGAAAGGTGGAGCCAAAGTTCGTTGCGCTCAACAGGCAGCTCAGGGAAGCCCGCAAAGAGGCGCAGGAGGTGGCTGAGCAGTTTGGATTCGCGTCCGAGGAGTTCAAGCGTGCGGCGGAGCGTGCCGACGACATCGATGACCAGATGAAGCGTGTCAACGCCACCATCAGCTCCATTGACACGGAGGGAAAAATCGAGACCTTCGGCAAGGCCTTGCAGGGTGTGACCGGCGCGTTCAGCATCGCGCAGGGTGCCGCCGCCTTGTTCGGCGATGAGAGCGAGGCGGTGGAGCAGGCGCTGCTCAAGGTGCAGTCGGCCATTGCCATCCAGCAGGGCGTGAACGGTCTCATCGAGGGTGGCAAGGCAGCCAAGGCGCTTGCGCTATCTCTTGGCCTTGTGCCACAGGCAGCACAGGCCGGAGCGGTAGGGATGAAGGCGTTGAGCGCCGCGACGATATCCACGGGCATCGGTGCCATCGTGGTGCTGGTGGGGGTGCTGGCGGCAACGCTGATAGACTTCGGTGACGACACCGAGGAGGCAAGGAACCGATACCAAAAGTTCAAGGAAGAAATCAGCGACACCACCGCGTTCAACAAGGCGGAGATAGCCTTGAAGCAGCAGCTCGAGGTTGCGCTGCGTGAGCAGTCTCGCCTAAGCGAGGGGCGCATTGATGAGACAAAGGCGGAAATTGCCGAGCGGTTGCAGCTCGAGCAGCAGGGCCGTGAGGCTCAATACAAGCTGGACGAGGCTGCATTAAAGGCCAACCAAGCTGCTAACAACGAGCTAAAAAGAGCATACCTTAAAGAGAGCAACGCAGAAACTCTCAAGCTCATAGAGGAAGCCAATGCCGCCAATGCCGCGGAAGCGAAAAGACTTGAGCAGGAAAAGCTGAAGATTCAGATTGCTGGCATCGACGCGCAGAACGAGATAATGAAGATCGGTCTCGATGGCGAGAAGAACGTCACGGACCAAGGCATCAGCGAGGCGCAGCGGCTGGCGGATGCGCGGGTGGAAATCAGCAGGCAGGAGCTTGAGGCCACCATCAAGTTCCGGGAGGAGCTGAGGCTCCGCAGCCTTGAGGAGGCCAACAAGTTGGCGCTCGATGTGGAGGGCGTGGAGAACGCCTACCTCGATGGCAAGCTCTCAAGGGAGGACCAAGAGCTGAACGCGGTATCGGACAAGTACTTCGATATCATTGAGCGTGCCAAGGCGGCGAACATGGACACGGCGATACTCGAGGAGGCACGCCGTGCAGAGGAGGCCGCTATCCGCGCCAAGTACGATCAGATAGAAATTGATGACGCTACAAAAAAGACCGATGAGCTGATAGCCAACGAGGAAGCGATTGCCGAAGCGAGGCTTGAGCTTCAGTCTATACAGATTCAAGCGGCACAGCAGTTCTTCGGTGGCCTTGCTCAGCTTGCCGCTGAAGGCAGCGATGCGGCGAAGGCGTTCTTCGCCCTTGAAAAAGCTACGGCCATTGCGGGGGTGTTCGTCAACTTGGCAAAAGAACTGTCGGCATATCAGGCAAACCCCACATGGTCGGCTTTGCCAGATGGCGGAGCAACCATTAAGACGGCAGCATCAATAGCCGCCAAAGTGCGGGCGGGCATAAACGTGGCACTGATTGCCAAGCAAGCCATCAGCGGGTTCGCCGATGGTGGATACACTGGTGATGGCGGCAAGTACGAACCCGCTGGTGTGGTCCACCGTGGTGAGTATGTCCTGCCCCAAGAGGTCGTCCGCTCCATCGGCGTGGGCAACCTCGATAGCCTCCGGTCCATGTTCACACGGCAGGCACCGGGACGGCAGTCCTACGCCACGGGTGGCCTTGTAGGGGCCACGCTACCATCCACGTCCATGTTCGCGGCACAGGCGGCAGCAGAGGCCAACACAATGGTGTTACAGCCCGTCCTTCCCGTGGAAAGCCTACGCACCGTTCAGCAACGCGTAGCAGTACGCGAACAACGAAGCACCCTATGAGCAAGGTAAAAGATGAACTAATCGCCATCCTTGAAAAGAGGCACGGCATCACGGCACGCAATGTCGTGGAAGACCTGTATAAAGCCGGTGCGTTGGACGATAGCCTATGCCGCACGGCGGTGGTGGTGGAGCGGTTCCATGAGTTGATAGCTACCACCTGCACGCCGCAGCACGAAATAGAGCATAGCATCGCCATGATGTACGGTACCAGTAGGTCGACCGTTCAGTATACCCTTCGCAAAAGGCCTCTTTAACATTTAGGCTAAGGGGGTATTTTTCGTGTCGGACCTTTGTATTATGCGTCCGTCGAACATACGTTGCTCACAGAACACCGAAGGGGTAGAGCTTGCCATCCTTGGCGATATCACCCCGTCGACGGCTGAAGAGGTGATGCGTGCGATGTCCTTCTTCAAAGGGATGCCCGTGACCATTACCATGATGAGCGGCGGCGGGGATGCGTTTGCGTCCCTTGGCCTATACGATTACATCAAAGGCAAAGACGTCACCGTCCGCATCTACGGCATCGCTGCAAGTGGCGCGGCTATCATTAGCGCAGCGGCACGCCGCGTGGAGATGGCGGCATCGGCGTTCCTGATGATTCACAACGCTTACGGACCCAGCGAAGGCAGCGGTCAGGATGTTCTCGACAGCATCAACGCACGGCAGGTGGAGGTCTTCGCATCGCGCAGCGGAATGACCCGCGCCAAGGTGCAGAAGATGCTTGATGCCGAGACGTTCATGGATGCCACCACAGCAAAAGAAAACGGGTTTGCCGATGCCATCTTCGATCCGATGAAAATGGCCGCAAGCCTCAACAATATGACACCCATGAGCGACATCATTAAAGACGCAGAGGTTATCGACGAAACCGGAACGGAACCCGTAGTGGTGACGGATGCCGAAGTAGCCGAAGCCGTAGCGAACGAGGAAGCCATTGAGACCGAAGAGGTCGAAGTGGAAATCCCAGTAACCGTTTCCGAAGCTATCCAAGCTGGCTTGAAAGGCCGCATCAAGGCCAAGGTCAACGTTGCCGCCAAATACGGCGAAATCGTTGCCGGTCTGCTCGCTGAAAACAAGGCCATGAAAGCACAGTTGGACGAAGCCAACGCAGCCGTGGAGGCCTTGCAGCCCGCTGCGGCAGAGGCTGAGGCCGCAAAGGCCACGGCTGCTGAGGCCACCGCCAAGGTCGCAGAGGTGGTCGCAGAGGTGGAAGCCCTCAAGGCCACGCCCATCGAACCCGCCGTGGTGAGCAACGCGGCACCCACCGGAGTGGTGCCCGCAGGAGAGCAGAAGCCAGCCACCGAAGTGAGCGCACGCGCACAAGGCATGGCAAAGAGCCTTGACCGGTTGGATCGCGCCATCGGCAACCGAAAGAACTAAACTAACCAAACCCCCTTTAGACAATGGCAATCGCATACAGTGGCCTTACCCAATGGGTAGATGAGAGCCGATTGGACTTCTTCATGGACGCCGTGGCGTCCAACGATGTCCTCCCCTTCGCCCGTAAGTACGGCGAGGTTATCACCGGCGTGAAGGCCGACAGCATCAAGCTGCCGAACCTGACCACCAGCATCACCATCGCGGACGGCACGGCGTGCTTCACCGACATTGATGGAAACAATGACAGCACCATTTCACAGACCACCATCAACCTGAAGAAAGGCTTGGTACGTGACCAGATTTGCGTGCATGGTCTGGAGGACTACTACACCGCGCAGGGCTTGGCAGCAGGCCAGCACTACGTTGGTCTGGGCGCTTTCGAGGCAGGCATCTTCAGCGATGTGGCCCGTCAGACCGGCAAGGCCATCGGTAACGAGATGTGGAACGGTGGTAGCAACTGGATCACCTCCGGATGGATTGACCTTCTGTATGCCGCAACGGGCATCGAAGTAGGTGCATCGGCTACGCCAACCGCTGGCGGTAGCGCAGGCACGGACGCCGCTGGTGTGTTTAACATCGTGGAGGCTCTGGTAGATCAGGCCCGCACGGATGTTGACTTTGGCAGCGATGTGAGCGCCGGTAACGTGGTGGTGGTGATGTCTCCCAAGGAGTACAGCTTCTACTTCCAGAACTACCGCAAGTTGTTCGGTGACAATCTGATCACCCCCGGTCTTCAGTTCCTCGCCGATGGCAGCGCAGCCCCTGTGTACCACCCCGGTAGCCGCGTGGAGATTGTTCAGCAGAACTTCCTCACCGGAACGGGTACCGTTATCCTGACCCGCAAGAAGAACTTTGTGGTGGCCTTGGACCTCGAAAGCGATCTGGGCGCGATGAAGATGGGCATGGATCAATACGAAGAGTTCATCTGGTGGAAGTTCCGCTTCAAGGCCGGTGTCGGCATCCGCGACATCAGCGCAAACAGCGTGCTTTACTACGGTCCCGCATCCTAAGTAACAACCTTGCAACGGGAGGGAGCATCGGGCTTCCTCCCTTAGCATAACCCAAAACAGAACAGATGCCAGCATGCTCACTCCTTACCGGAGGCTTCCTCGCCGGGGAAGACAACTGCAACCAAGTTGCAGCCGGTGTTTATCACAACCGCCTGTGGCTCGCCAACCTTGACGAGATCACCGCTTGGACGGTCGGCGCTACGCCCAACGAATACACGGACATCACCTTTACCGCCACCAACGGCATCTTTGCCCTGAAGCTGGACAAGGATAGCGTGATTTGGCGTGAAGAGTACGATGCAGAAACGAAGTCGTGGTACCACGAGATGAGCGGCAAGATCGCTGACCTCGGCATCACTTCGCGCAACTTTATTGAGACCCTCGCCGGTCCCGACATCGTAGCCATTATCGAATTGAAGGCCGGTGTGTTCAAGATCATCGGCAAGGACAGCGGAGCCAAGTTGTTCACCCATGTGGGAACGTCGGATCAGGCCGAGGTTGGCAATATGTTCAGCCTGCGGGCCGAGAACATGAGCGAGCCTTGCCCCCACTTCTGGGACGCTTCTGAGGCCACTACCCTCGCCACTCTTGCCGGATACGAAGTAACTACCTAAGCCATGGCAAACGAAGACAACAAAGCATCACAGGCACCCGCAGCGCGTAAAGCGTTCAACGGTTACAAGCTGGGCAACGAAAAGACGGCCATCGACGTGACCACCAAATACGGTGCATATCGTGTGACCAACGAACTGCTGAAGAGCGACAAGGTGGTAGCCATGCTGCAACAGCAGGCACCCCACGCTTTCCAGAGCGGGTTGATCGTACTGGCCTAACGGACACACCACGAAATCGGGGCAGGTGTGAATAGCGCCTGCCCTTTTTCATACATGAGGGCACTACCGAAGTTCAAGGCATACCTGAAGGAAGGCACGAACGCCCCTTTGGTGGAGGAACGCTACACGGGTAATCCGTGGGTGTACTTCGGCGCGGACAACCTATTCCTCGAACACATGCGCACGTTGGCGGACAACTGCGTGCCGTTACAGCGGTGCGTGGAGATGGCCGCCGCGTTCATTGCTGGCAACGGCATCAAGTTCAAGGACCGCGAGGGTAACGTGGTGGAAGCCGCGCAGACGAAGTTTCAAGAATGGATGTCCGATAGCACGGAGGAAGACTTCATGTATGCCACGGCGTTGGACATCGCGTTGGCGAATTCAAAGTCGTGGGTCATCCGCCGCGCCTACGGTGGTGCTGTGGCACGCCTTGACCACCTTGACGTGAGCAGGGTTCGCAGCGGTAAGCTCGTGGATGGCAAGGTGGAACAATTCTATTGGTCCGCTAATTGGGCCGAGGTGGGTAGCCGTGGCGGTGCCGAGGATAGGTACAAGCCGATGGAGTTGCCCGCTTTCGCGTTGGATGTGCGCAAGCCTAAGAGCGTGCTGTATAGCAAGGCATATAAGCAGAACCGCGACTACTATTCTGAGCCGTGGTACTTGCCTGCTGTGGCGGACTGCGAGGTATGGGCCAAGGTGCCGGTGTTCAACAAGGTCCAGATTGACACATCGTTTAAGCCTACGGTACACCTTCACACGTACATCAACGCCGATACCAAAGACCTCGATCAATACGACAAGGATATTGAAGATGCGTATACCGGAGCGAACGGTCGCGGCATCTTTCATACGTTCGGCACCAACGAAGAGAACGCGCCACAGCTGAACGTGCTGCCCCGTGGCGACCATGCCGGGGAACTTGACTTGATCCGCGACAATGCCGAGAAGGTTATCGTGCGGGCCTATGGCGTGCCTGACATCCTTTACCGGATGGATACGGCGGGCGGGTTGAGTTCACAGGGTTCTGCGCTGAAGGCTGCTGTGGATCAGTTCATGCACGGCTTCGTGAAGCCGAAGCAAAACATGATTACGAAAGATTTGGTGCGGCTCATGAATGCCGAGGGGCTAACGGACGTGTGGGAGGCGGAGATTGACGACCTTGAATTGTTCGAGGATGACATTTTCACCGATGACGTAAAGTTGCAGGTAATGACCCGCGACGAACTGCGCGATGAGATGGACCTTCCGGAACTTGGCGGAAAAGTAGGACAGACTATCCCCGGCGAAAAGAAAGCACCATCGGCACCCGTAGCACCATTGGCACAGCCAGAAGAGCAACCCGAAACACCCGAAGACGATGGCGTGCTGTGAGACCAAAATCATACAGGTGGCAACGGTGCGCGACATCACCGGCCTGAACAAGAATGTCGATGATCGCAAAATCGCGCCGTTCCTAAAGCTGGCACAGGAAGAACTTGAGAAAGTTCTGGGCCGGACGTTGTACGATGAACTGGACACGGCCATACAGGCGGACGATACGTTGGCAACGGAGGCCGATCTGTTGGCATTGATGGCCTACATCAAAGGGCCGTTAGCATGGCGGACGCTGCAACGGTCGCTGCCACGGATGGCGGCGGAGCCAACGGCAAACGGCGTGCATAGCGTATCCTCCACGGAGTACAGCAATGTGGATTCGCGTGCGCTGTCACAGCAGGTGACGGACGCACGGACGGCGGCGGACAACGGTTATGATAGGCTGTTGAAGTTTCTCAAGGATAACCTCGCCACGTACCCTACCTACGATGATAACGTGGATGATGAAGAGAGGGTAAAGGGCGTATACCACGGGGGCGTCATTACGCGCAAGTCGCGTTGGCAGTACCCGTACGGCATAAAGGATTATCGTGGGCGTAGGGGCAACCAATACGAAGAATGCTGCGATGCAGATTGAGCGGGGTGCCTCCAATACGTTCGCGCTGTTAGGGCGTTCCATTCTCTCGCCATCCTATTGGCTGCTGTGGTTCCGCGACCCTGAGCGTAATGCTTCGGTGTATTGCATCGCCACGGCAAGCAATACCACGGGCGGGATGCTCACTTTGACGTTCACGGAGACGAACACGCCGACAGCCCTTGACGGTGAGGTGAAACTGTCACCGCGTGGGAATTGGGAGCTGAAGGTATACGAGCAAACATCACCGACGAACCTCGACCCTGCTAATGCGGGTCGGTTGGTAAAGACCATCGGACTGTTGGTGGTTGGACCGGAGGCGAGCGATACGGGATGGAGTGGCACGGCATGCCCCACCGATGGCGATGAGTGCGACCCGCTGCGTGTTCTTGTGAACGGTGAGCCGTATGCTACCATCGAAGACCCTTGCGGTGCCATCGCCACGGTCAAAGTAGCGCAGGATGGTACAGCCGTAGGCTCGCTGGTCGGCGACGTGTGGGTCATACCGACGTGCGATGACCTGAGCTACTCGCTGGTCAACAGCAACGATGATGAGCTGGACAGCGGAAGCGTGCCCGACCCTTGCGGTGAGAACCTTACGCTGCTCGCGCCCGATGCCACCATCCGGGCGACCGACACCGTGTTGACCGTGGCACAGGTGCCAAGCGGTAATACCTACGACCTGCCGCAGACCTATGTGACGTATATAAACGCGGGCGGCACCCCCGTGGCGCTATTCCTGACCGACACCGGCTTTGATGGCCTCAACCTTGTGACGTCGGACCCCATCTTAAATGCCGACCTGCGCAACAGCCTTGGCAATGTGGTGGGCGCTGCCAAGGTCACGGCGGAGGACCTCATGAACGACACGGTGCCCACCGCCCCCGATGGCACCATCACCTTCGATGGACTTGCTGTCGGCACGGTGCCCAGCGGCGACACCGAGAACCTCGACTGCGGCACGCTTCTTAACGCGGCCTATGTGGAGGACGGTGGCAGCGTGACAGGAACCTACCTGATCACGGGAACGCTCAACGGGCGCAACCTGTACACGTTGGACGTGGACCATAACCTTGAGTACACCGGCACGCGGTGGAGGCTGGTGAAGCCGGGTAGCGATGTGGATGCTGCCTTGGGAAGTGAGACCTTCCCATGGCTTGCGGACTGGAGCGCGACGAGCGTAACGGTTGAACAAGCTACCATCGGTGCCTACTGCGGTGGCAACGAAGTGCCGTGTGCTGACCTGACGGTCGCCATCAACGGCACGACCTATGGCACGGTGGCCGACCCTTGCGGAGCCACGGCATCCGTCAACGTCCACGACAGCAACGGCAACGATGTAGGCTCGCTGGTGAGCGGGTCGTGGGTGGTGGCGGCACCGGCCAACGTCCTGCGCGAGTACACGACGGGTGGTAGCTGGAGCAAGCCTACGGACGCATCGTTCAAGGGCGTCTGGGTGTTCGCTGCTGGTGCTGGTGGTAGCGGTGGTGCGGGCATCGTAACTACCGGTACGATATACGCAGGAGGCAGCGCGGGTGGTGGAGGCAGTCTTGTTCGACGCTGGGTGCCTGCTGTATCGCTGCTCACGACAGAGACCTATGCCATCGGCGCAGGTGGTACCGGTCCTGCAACGGGCGCAGGAAGTGCAGGCGGTGCGACACTATTTGGCGCACACGCAGAAGCTAAGGGCGGCAGCGGCGGTGTCGTAGGACTGGCAGGTGCCACGCAACGAGTGGGTGGTGCTGGTGGCAGTGCCCTGCTCAACGTGCCCATCGCCAGCGGCAACAGCATCAGCGGAGCCGCAGGTGGTGACGGACAACGGACTTTTGCAGGCAGCGCAGGAGGCACAGGCTTGCTGAACACGGCGGCACCCGGTGGGGGAGGCGGTGGTGGCGGTCAGTCTGGAGCGGAACAAAATGGCGGCGCAGGGGGAGGAGTTTATCAGGCTGGAAGCCTTACGGCTGGCGGCGCTGCCGGAGTAGCCCCCGGCGGCAACGGCACGGCAGGCATTAACGATATCTACATCGACCCGTTCGTTGGACTGGTCACGGCAACCATCGGCATCGGAACGGCTGGTGGTGGTGGTGCATGTGCTGCTGGGGCATCGGCTGTGGCTGGCAATGGAGCAGCGGGTGGGCGTGCTGCGGGCGGTGGCGGCGGCGGGTCGCAAGGCAATGGTGCGAGCGGCACACGCGGTGCTGGTGGTGCTGGTGGTGACGGATTCATTATCCTCTACGAAATGTTCGCGATATGAACAGAGTCTGCGTCATCCGTGGTGGCATCGTCCACAACATCATTGTCCTTGATCTGGCCGAACTGCCGACCTACGTCTATCCCGGTCTCTACGACCTGATGGTCCCCAACGACGATGAGGACAGGGCCATCGGCGACATCTACGACGGCGTGAACTTCAGCAAGCCATGAGCATAATTGCGTCCATAATCATTGCGGTGATTTACATCGTTCGTGAGCGAAAAGCATCGGCACGAGACATAAAATTACGACAGCAGTTGACGGAGCAATCCGCACAGATTAGAGAGATGCAGGATGCTATTGCAGCATCACCGTTCGTCACCTATCCATACGTCTATACCAATGCAACCCGCAACAACTGACATGGCTCCAACATTTGCCGTACAAGTACAGACCGCAGTGCTCGAAGTGTTCAGCGGAGGGCCAATTGCATGGGCGTCCAAAGTCCTTACCGGCGTTGCCATTGCCATCGTGCAAAGCGTGGAGGCGTCAATGGTAGCCATCGGGATGTTCCTCGTGCTGTGCATCCTTGACGCCATCCTTGGCGTAATGCGCGTGTACAAGAAGAACAAGCAACCGCACACCACCAACACGCCCATCAAGCCGTGGCGGATGATTAGCGGACCCGCATCAAAATGGTTTGTGGGTGGCATCGTAATGATGGCCGGGTCGTTCTTCGATAACGTGCTATTTGGATACGATGCGATGATTGGCGGGCCGATGCTCAAGTTTTTGACGGGCGTCGTGTTGGGTGCCATCATTATCGAGGTTGCGGGCAAGGCGGACTACTTGCAAGGGTGGGGATTGAGCGAGAAGCTGCGCAAACGGTTCCCTGAATTCTTCGACTGATGTGGACCTACTCACAGGGTACCGGCGTGCTCACTGACCCTAACGGCCAAAAGGTCGCCACGGGTTACAGCGGCAAGGGCATCGGAAAGAACAACTGCTCCATGCAGCACATTCCCAGCGTTGGACCCATCCCGCAGGGGCTTTGGATTATCGGGAAGCCGAGGAACTCCGTTAACGTGGGGCCGTTCGCAATGGATCTAACGCCGGTGCCATTGACGGAGACGTTCGGACGTTCCGCGCTGATGATCCATGGAGACAATCGGACGGGGACGGCCAGCGAGGGATGCATCATCTTTCCGCGCCGGGTCCGGCATATCATCTGGGACAGCGGGGAACGCAAGCTAAAGGTGCTGCCGTAAATAGTTGCACCAGTGGTAGCCCGGTGTGCTATATTTGCCGCATGAAGCACATCATCGAAATATATCCCAGCCGCAAGGTGGATGGGCAATGGGGTTGGAGAATCAAAGACGCCAATGGCAAGCGCCACGGCGGTAGCGGCATCGCTGAAGGATACCGCACGCAGGAGGATGCGGTTAACTTCGTTCGGTCAGCATTTAAGAAGTTCGTTCTGATTCAAAACGCCAAGGCATGAGCAAACAACCGGAGGCCGGAGACGGCCAATACAAGCGCGAAACCTTCGGCGAGTACCTGACGCGTCCAACGGGATTCGGACGAACGTCATGGACGGCGTTCACCGTTATACAATCAGCGTGCGCCATCATCATTGTGGTCGGCGCTAACACATGGGTTGCCGGTGGATGGGTTGGCGTGGCGATGGCCGGGGCTATCGAGACGGTGCTGGTCGGGATGTCTTACAAGAACTACACGGGCAAGACGCGATGAGCAACACGAAACGAGAGCCGCTATTGAGCGATGACGAGGCGCTGATAATGGCACGCAAGGAAGCGTCCAACTGGCGCGTCGGAAACCAATCGGATGCCGTAGTGGGTGCTGAGGAAACGATACTTGCCGTGCGCAAGATCTACGAATCAGCCCGCGCCAAGGATGCGGAGTTGATCCAGATGCTGGTGGATGCCTTAGCGAATCTTCGCGACATCCATGAGGAAAGGGCAGGTCGCGAACCACTAACAGGCATGGATGAGCTTGCCGCCGCCGCCGCCGCTGAGTTCAAACCTTCAGACCCATGAACTTCAAAACATTCAAGGAGCGCATGGTGGTTATCCACGACATGCTCGATTCGCAGGACCGCGTGGCTGACTTTATTAACGGGGAGTTGGCTCCGGACGACCATAAGCCGTGCGTCACCTTCGGGTGGCCGATGGTCAAGGCATACATCGAGATGCTCAGCGAGGCTGTCGGTGATGATGGCGAATGGATAAACTACTGGCTATGGGACTCCGACCGTGGGCGGAGCAATACCGCTGGCTGGACCCATGAGGGTCTCAACGGCAAGATGCAGCAAATGAAAACGCTCAAAGATTTGTGGAACGCCATCCATTATAACCGAAGCATAGAATGAGCAAAGCGAGGGCGTTATTGGTGGTGCTTCTTTGTGCAATCAGCACGCTATGTGCGTCTCAAACAAACAGTTGCGAAACGGCTACGCCATTCGTCGATAATAGTTGTGTGCAATTCTTTCCGCCCAGAGCATCCATCCAATCGTGCTACACCTTCACCGCGCCGACCGATTCGATAGAGTTCACATTCACCGCGTTCGTCCCTCAAGGCACTTGTGAAGACGCTCTAACGGCTTACAGCCTCTATGATCAATCCTGCCTATCGGTAGTAGAATCTCCATCCGGTCTATTTACGGACCTCCAGCCGGGTGGGCAGTACGTTGTATGCTATACCACGCAATGCCCCACAACGGGGGTTGTTACCTTGCTATGCACGGCGGAGAACATAGTCCTACCTGTGCGGCTCATATACATAACCGCATCGTCAACGGCGACCGGCATCAATGTGACATGGGCGACGGGCAGCGAACTGAACTGCTATGGCTTCATGGTAGAGCGCAGCACCGACCTAAGTAGTTGGATAAACATAGGGTTCGTTGAGGGCATGGGTAATTCCATGCAATTGGTCATTTACAACTTTGAGGACCGCAGCCCCGTAAACGGTGTCAACTATTACAAGCTCACCCAATATGACACCGACGGCGATTATGAAGTGTTGCAGGTCATTGCCATAATGTGCAATGCGGAGTATGTCATCAACCCCTTTAGATTTTTCAACCTTCTTGGTCAATCAGTCCGATGAGCATCCTCGCCAAAGCCCTCGCCATTTTGTGCGGCATCCTCGTTATCGTTTGCGTGGTGTTGGTGTTGCAGAACGCATCCAAGGCGCAACGCATCGCAGACTTTGAGCACGCCGCAGAGCTGTCCAATGTCCGCATTGAAAGCATGGCGAAGACGGAACGTTTCAAAGACGCCCTGCTACGCGAAGGGCACCGCAACCGCATCGAACTACAAGCCGACATAGATAGCCTCTCTAAACTGATTCCACATGGCAAACCGCGCCCCCGTCCTACTACTGTCCCTGCTATCCGTGATAGCATCCTACGCGCAGCCCGCACGAGATAGCCTTGTTTGCTTTACCGTGTCCGAGGCTTACGAGATTCTCGACACGCTGCACAGCGGGGTGGACCATCGCCGCGCACGGGCTATACTGACGGCCATGTACGCCAAGCAGGTTCAGGTCAGCAAGTCCTACGCGGTGGAAGGCGATAGCCTACGGTCATGGCGTAAGGCCGACCAATGGAGGACCACCGAGGCTATCCGCATCCGGGACCAAGCGGTGAAAGATGCGGAGTTTTGGAAAGGCAAGGCAAAGGGTAGGGGGTGGAAAGGCTTCGGCCTTGGCATCCTTGTCGCAGTAGGTGCGTATATTGGTGGTCAACAACTCGCACGATGATTGCATCCATCGCCCTTGCCTCCGCTCTCTACTTCACCGCCGTGGTGGTCATGGGCGTCATCAAAGTATCACGCGGAATGCGCAGCAACGTCACGGGTGCTGCTATCACCGCAGCCTTGTCATGGGGCGCATTCTATTACCTGACCCATGCCTGAGACATACATCCCCGGACGTATTATGGATGCCACCGTTGACGGCGAACCAGCATTGGTCTACCTTTCCCTGCGCGTGGAAGGCACCAACGCCGAACGCCGCAACCATTGCTTCCGTTACGCACCGCCGTCTAACGAAGTAGTCACCGGTCAAATAGAAATCACGCATGAAGATCACTATCGAACCCAGCGACCCACACGGCCCGATGGGTCAAGGGCATCCACGAATCCAAGTTGATACCCTCTTTGATGGTGCCACCATTGACGAAACATTTACAGCCATGCGTGCCGCTGTGGTGGCCTACGGGTTTGCGGAGCAGACCTTTAACGATTACTGTCGTGAGTACGCATATATCTTAGCCCTTGCCGATGGCAATTAGCATCACCGTCCTTGCCAAACGGGCCATCGTGAACGAATGGTGTGCAAAGTATCCCGACACGCCGCACCAGACGTTAGCGCGGATGGTGTACGCCAAGCACGAACACGCGTTCGCTTCTGTTCAGGCATTGGTAAAAATCATCCGCAGGCAGCGCGGGATATTGTCCCCATCGGATAAGACGCACTGCCTTCCGGGGCCGATGCAATACACGGGCGAGGCGTCACGGGTGGCCCCGCATTGGCGCATCGCCAAGTCTATGGCGGACGAACACACGGACTACGTTATCCACGGTGCCCAGCGAGTGTTACGTTTAAGCGACATTCACTTCCCGTTTCACGACGAACGCGCCTTAGAAGCCGCATTAAACTACGGGCACCAACACGACCCAACTATCATCCTTTTGGCCGGGGATATTCTTGACCTGCCCAATCTTTCCACGCACCCGAACTTGAACCCCCGCGACCTATTGGAGCAGGAGTTTTTGATGCTTGCGGAGTTCTTAGAGGATTTACGGACGCACTTCCCAAAGGCGCGGATTGTGTGGATGGAGGGGAACCACTGCGTAAGGGTCAAGCACTTCCTAATGAGGAAAGCCCCTGAGTTGTTCTCACTTCCGAACATGGATGTCCCCGGCTTCCTGTGTTCGTTTGCAGGACCGGGTGCAATGATGAACGTGGAATGGGTGGATGATATGCGCGTTGTGCGAACGGGCAAACTTGCCCACTTGCACGGCCACGAGTTCAGGGGTGGCGGAGGTGTGAACCCTGCCCGATGGCTATACCTACGGGCTGGGGAAAACGCTATCTGTGGTCACTTCCACCGGACGTCCGAACACAGTGAGCCGGGCCTTAACAGGCAGGCCCGTGGAGCATGGACAACCGGGTGCCTATGCACGACAACTCCGGATTGGATGCGGCACACGAAGTGGAACCACGGCTTCGCATGGATTGAGGTCGAGAAAAGCGGCGACTTCCGTGTGAAAAACATCCGCATCATTGACGGGAAGATCCATTGATGCCGTATTTTCGTGTTAAACATGAAAGACATGACACGCGAAGAGGCAAACGAGCGGCAGAGATTGCAGCGCCAAGCGAACGGCAACGCATACACGAAGCGGTACGAAAAGACCGTCAACGGGTTTCTGATGAGGGCGCATAGGAACATGCGCAGCAGGGCCTTTGGAATACAGGCAAGGAAAGCCCACCTTTACAGTCACATCGTTGACGTTGTGGACCGCCCAACATTCTACGCATGGGCCAAGTCAGACCCTTCCTTTTCGGAGTTGTGGAGCCAGTGGGTTGCTTCGGGCCACGATAGGAAGTTGACGCCAAGCGTAGACCGCATCGACAGCAACGGCGACTATGTGCTCGAGAATATGCAGTGGGTCACACATTCAGAGAACAGCAGGCGCGGCGGCGCAAGCAAGCGTAGACATTGACCGTAGCTGAAAAGATAGCCCTTGTGGAGCGGTACATACTGGACCGTAAGGGCATCGCTGTGACCATCAACACGCCGGATTATCCCCAGCGTGCGTACCTTTTGGAAATCGCCGTAAACGTAGCGCAACAGTGGTACGATGATTCACGTCAACCCGGATAGCAAGATTATCTTCGTCCGTGGCCCTGAAAGGATGCACCGCATCGTGGAGGCTGTGGAGGATGTGATCGGCAAGGCGTGGCGGCATCGGGCGGAATGGGTGATTGTAGGCCTTGCTGATGACGATAGCAGGGGGCTGGCAACGGGGATGCCGTTCTCGCCACCTGAACAGGAGAGAAACCCCGTAGGATACAAACAGAAGCCATGAACGAATTGGTCCTTTCCCTTGTCACCGCTGCCTTTGCGTGGTGGTGCGCTATGGACGATGCCGAGGCTATTGCGGAAGGGAGGAAGATACGGCACGGGCTGCAATGGTGTATGCGTGCGGCGTGGGTGCTCCTTTGGTGCGGGTTGTTTGACGCGTGGCTGCTGGCG